CAACTCCTAAACTCGTTGCTCCTTGGTCTGGTAAAAGTCTACCACCTTCAGGATAATTAGAATCATCTATTAATGAGTCATAACAACCATAGATAATTCCTCTGACTGTATAAAATAAGAGATTGTCCTTGAGTTGTAGATTTTCAAAAAATAAATTAGTATCATGTCCATCTTGAATACTCGAAAAATCAAATAAGTTGCCATAGAAATCCATACCTGTTACACCAAAGGTTACTGCTCCTCCACTTATCATAGCTACCTGGAATGTTATTTCATAAGCTATTGTTGGGTCAATTATTATTGCTTTATTAATAATATCCTTTCCAGCACTACCTTTAAAAACTGTCCCTACAGGTTGACCGATCCCTGCAACCTGACCAGCCGGAAGTCTATCAATTGATATGACATTATTAACTAACGACGGGACAATACTCGAAGGAGATAATGACACATATTGAGGATTAATTAAGGGGTATGCATCACGAGAAGCTGCTCCCTGAATTCGTTCATACCCTTTTACTACATTCATCGCACCACAAGTACCGTACCAAAGTGGACTGAAATTATTTATATTCCAAGTCGCCTTCTGTGTCTCGAGTAAAGCTAATATAAATTCATCCTGAGGAACATTGTTTATTAATCTGAATAATTCACCGTCTACAATACGACAACTCTGACCTTTCCTCTGAGAAATCTGTAAGGTGCCCCTCTGACGTATCTCATCATAGAAGTTATTAGCCAATGCAGTCAAGTCTGCAAGATTCCTTTCAGGATATAAGAATAATCCTCTATTGAGCAAAAAGTCATTCAGTAAAGATTTGTCAAATATTATTTCTTTTAAATACCTTCCAATATTCACCTGCTCGGCGATTATATAACATACTACATAAAAGAAATCCAGGAAATCCTTATCCTCCCAGTTATAATTATCCTGTCTTGTAACATAAGCTGAAATAATACCACGATGATATAATTTATCAAGAACGTTCAATGCCCAATTTATCGTTTCTGGGTCGAAAAATTGAACGAACTTACTGAAAGGCATATTACTGTAGCTATTTGGTGTTGGCTGAACAGCATAGGAGCAATTTAATTGAATTGAAATGAATTCCAATACCTGATTATCCAGTGTTCCAGAGTAAATATATTGAAAATTTATGATAAAAACCTCTTGTGGTACAGGTAAAATCGCCTGTAATGCAGAATTGGTAAGTAATTCCCATTCACTCCAATTTATCCCGTCAATAGTGTACTTAAACCAACGTTGAAAATAAGCATTAGATATCTCACCATTAGTGACATCTGTGTAACTACTTATCCCAACTAACCCAACCACTGGGATATTGTTAGTGAAGACCTGAGTATCTCCTATATTTGTAAAGACGTTATTCGTAACCATATCATTTTATAAATAATATCCAATAACACTTAAACTAACTAGAGTTGAAGTACTCAAACCCATTGCTGTCAATCTCACTGACATATTTTCAGCCACAATAGGAACAAACACTGTAAATTGATAATCAAAAATATCATTCGTACCAGCAACAGCATAAGACATATCTTTCCATTCCATATGTGTATATGACATATTATTAGCTCCTGAACAAAATCCTATTCTAAAAACTTCTCCAACTGGATTAGTGCCATTATCAACATTAACTCTTAATAATACTCCTGTAGCATTTACAGGCACATTATAAGGTTTTTCTTGTGAATCGGTTTGTTCTGGTGAAAAATCTACCGTACAATAATCACAATTGTTAGGACCTAATGTAGATATCTTAACAGGTCCTACTGTTGGAATATTTCCAGCTGTAGTGTGGTCTATACCAGTATTTGTAGTTCCTATAGTTGTAAATACTTTCTGCCAATAAGTAATATATTCTAAAGTATTATATGCCTTCTGTACACTCGTGTTTGGTGCTAACTTTCCATTACTATCAATCACTACATAAGCACCTGAACTAGGAACAAACGGAGTACCTATAACCGGAACGTCACCAGCAGCATATCCTGTAACCAATGCAGGCTTACTGACTAATCCTAATCCATCAGGAGCAACCATTACCTGTTGACCAGGTATTAATGTTGATTCTATTTCAGCAACATTACCTGTCGCAATACCAGATACCAAAGCAGGTTGTGCAGATAATCCACCAGCACCTATCATAGCTTGCTGACCTACAGCATCTGTCAGGTCAACATCATTAAATAATAAATATCCAGCCTTGAGCCCTGCATACTCTGTAACGATATCGGCATCATAGAACTTTATCCAACTATTATATGGTGCCTGAACTAAGCCTGACCAAAAATAAGCAGTTTGCTGATCCTTAGTATCTGCAGCCACAAAACATACATCACCTGCTTGCTGATTAGTGATATTATCTCTACAAGGGACTCCAGGTGATGTAGCTGATAAACTCAATACTACTGTTATATTTGCTGCACCAGAAATCCTTGTAACCATCGCAGAAGTCAATGGATTAGTAACCTGAAGTTTATTGTTATTATTAACAATGATAGTTGTATCATCTATCTTATTGTCCAAATAATCAGGAGCATCAGCATTGTTCATACTTACCAATCCAAAATTATTCGCAGCCACAGCAGTCCATCCTACAGGAGTATTGAAATTATAAAATTTCAATTGATTATTAACAGTATCAAACCACAGTATCTGTGTATTTGCTGGTGCAGTAGCTTGCGATAACAGACCTACAACGAGTCCCAAATCCTTAGTAATTGTCGGCATATTAATATAATTTAAAATAATTATTCTATATTCGTTTTACCTATTTGATACATCGTAGTTGTGCTGGTAACTATAAACATTGATACACAACTATTGCCTGATGCTGGTACAGATATAGTTCCACTACCTGTACCAACTGCGTGTATAGAAGATTGATCGAATGAGATAGTGTACCCAATACTTCCTTGTGGAGAAATAATCAATACAACATAATTCCCTATCATACTTGTCGGATAAGGTGTTGAACCACTTATTGTTTGATTAGCTGTAGGAGTAAATGTGTATTGATTAGTACCAGCCAACAAATTAAATACGAATCCTGACGTGGCACCCGAACCTGCTGGATATTGATAAGAAGGCTGAAACGGCAAAGGATTTCCATTAATCATATAATGTGATCCAGTTGGAATATTGACATTACCCCCATTATCAACATTAAACACAGTTGCAGTTAAATTCTTAAATTTTATAAAATTACCATTCCATTTTGTATTAACATCTGAAGTAACTGAAAGATCTATAAAATCACTCGATTCACTACCAATTACAGGACTTCCATAAACTTCATGTGTGATATTTAAAAAGGGTTTTGTAAGGGATGATAAATTAGAATTAACTATGTCAAAATTCAGAAATCCATTTGCTGGTTGGTTATTATAAATAATCGTAGCCATGCTAATAAGTCCTGCATCTTGAGGAGTAGATGAGGCTCCATTAATTAAATAATTCCCATAAAATGAACCTGTGGGATTTTCTGCTAATCCTATTACATTGTTTGTATGTAACGATGATGAATAATTAGTAAAACTATAAAAATTTCCATCATAATTTAATCTTGTGCCATGAACAGGGAATGTACTACTGTTGTCAAAAGAACCTGAATTTTGAAACGTATAAGGTGTATATTTATTTGTTGACCAATTCAATATGTCAGAAACAGGAGTCACTCCTCCGTGCGAAAGGACATATCCAACGTCTGGTATAGAACGTGCTGTATAATTAGCAGAATAATCAGCAGCATATAATAATCCTGTAGAACCTATATTATCAGTTATAAGCATGTAAGGTGTTACCAAATTATTAAGATTAATGCTGCTTGTTATTGAGGTTATTGGTGTGGATGTTGACATAGAAGTTAAACTCATACCAGTACCACCACCACCACACGAAACAGAACTACCACCAGATGACATTTGAGCAACACCATCTGTCAAGGTCATCTGAGCAGGGTCAGTAAACCCACTATTAATCTGAAATACACTTAATGGAGTTCCACTCGTACCTAAGTATAATTGAGAACCTCCATATGATGATGCACCATTAATAGCTGTATAACCTATATTCAGAGTTCCTCCCAAACCATATGTATTAGTGCCTGTCGAAGCTATTCCATTATTGTAATTCGTACTTCCAGCAGATATTGCTGTTATAAAACCATTACTATTTATAGTAATATTAGGATTGTTATAAGTTCCAGGAGTCAATGTTGATAATCCTAATATTGAAATCACTCCTGTTGACTGATTAAATGCTATCGGAGAAGTTGCTGATATTGATGTGAGTAATGAACTACCACCACTTTGAGTAGTCAACACAGGATATCCACCACTGATAAGATTTGTAGCATAAAAATTACCATCAAAACCAAGCCATCCTGTATTTGTAGGTGGATGAGTATAATCAGTGTAGAACCGATACGCACCTTTCGTTGACCAAGGTGAAAATGAAATCGAAGGATATCCTGTACCATAAAGGATTCCAGAAGTCACATTATTATAACTGTTAGTTATCAAGCTATCAAATGCTACACTGTTAGGAGTACAACCTGAACAGAAGTATCCTTCAATTTTACTCATCTGACAGAACGCTATGCTCGTCAGCATTATAAAGGTAATCAGAAAACCAATTCTTTTCATATCATTTATTTTAAATTATAATACTAAAAATCCAGAGTCATCACCAGTTATTTCCATATTCCCTATACCGAGTTGTCCTAACTGTTCATAATAGTATCCTCCAGGCAAATTATACATCAAGTGTCCACGATTATCTATTGTATAATATCCAGCATCTTCACCAATAACGATAAGTTCACCATTATCACTCATATCAAAGTTAGTAAGATACTTATCTCTATCACACTTGATATACAAATCTCCTACACTAACAGGAACATAATCAAGAGAATTGATATCATTTTCATCTACAATCCCAACCTTCACATAATAAGGTGTATCGAGGTCAGGAACTGTATCTGTTGTAGAATTCAGAATCATCACGCCTATATTCGTTACAGCATTTACAGGATATTGTAATATGTCTAATGGTACATTCATAAATTTATAGTGCTAATTATTGAACCAAAGTTGTTGTCCACTGAACCTGTATAATATACAGGATTCAAATTGCCAGCAGAGTCCTGAATTATATTGCCATCTAAATCCTGCATTATGAACCCTCTGATACGAGGAACGTATCCGATAGGAACTGTGATATCATTATTTGGCAGAAAGTTCTTATCTGGCACGTATTTCACACCGTTCGCATTTTTTACTATATTTATCAGATTGACCCACTGTACAGTACTTGTATAATCCCAAAATCTAAAATCAAGATACTTGCCGAATGCCAGCTGTATATTCTGCATCACTGTATCTGGACTAATGTTATTATAAAGCTCTACACGAAATGATACATCGATAGGGAATATAAAGGCATTTATAAGACTCAAACCCACCGACTGAGTACCAATTAACCTTTGCTCAGTGAGACTGAAATATTGGTTGCCAAAATTCAATAAATTGTCAATGTCATTATCCGACAGTGCTATACCATTCTGTGTAATTATAGCCAACGTCAAAATACCATTATCATTTATTCCTGCGAACACAACTCGCAATACATCAGGATTAAATTGTTGAAAGATATTTGTATATTTATTCAAAGTCCCAGCAGTTAAGAAGTTTGGCGTTTGCTGAATACGAACTCTAAATACATCATCCTGTTCAACATCACGTCCTCCAGTGGCTGTATATTCATTGACTACATACTTATGTCCTGTAGGAGCTGAAGCCATCATACTGATTGAAGCAGGAGGAACATTAGTATTACTTCCACTATCAACACTCTGAACCTTTGCATATGTATATCCGAAGTTCAATATATCCTGATAGTTCTGATAACCTACAGAATTATTTACTGGATCGAGACCATTTATATCATTTTCTAAGATGAATTGGAATCCACCAGAAGAAGTCATTATATTAGTGGCAGCAACATAAGTTGTTCCTGGTGTTGCAACTAATCTTACAAAGGTTGATGAAGCACTGGCTCCGAACCTCGCCAATACACCTTGACGAGCTGCTATGATATCCAAATCCTGACCATACGCAAACTCAGGGAACAAGTTAGATTCAAGAACGGCAACATCCTTAATCCCTTTCTGTAAAGGTTTTGCCATACCATATAAAACAGCATTGACGACACTTTCATCTGACACCTTACTTATCTTAGATGTCTTATTAATCATTATCTCGCTAATGTACTGCTTTATCTGTTGTATTGTTAAAACATTCGTTCTCATAGTGGCAAATTCTGTGTTATTTGTAATTGACTATAAACTGATTCCACTGTAACCTCTAAATTCACAGCACCTCCGACTAAATTCAAATTTGAAATTGATACTGATTTGAACGTATCGTCCTTGGCTATCGTATTATATAACTGTCTAAACACTGCGGGATACAGGAAAGATAGGTTTGCTCTATTAATTAACAATGATTTATCAATACCATCATTAGGAAATTCAGGACTGTCTCCCTTACAAAGTGAAAGTAATATCGCAAAGCCTTGAACAAAGGTCTGTTCAGGAGTCAACACTACAAAATCACTCACTTCCTCATCAAATTGAAAATACTGAGGTAAATCAATACCTAATATACTGTCTCCAACAATAGTATTAACGACACTTTGGATATTAAATACCTGGTCATTCTGATAATAGAACTTGAATATAGTCCCACCTTGACGAGTATAATCATCTTCTGCCAAGTCATTCTTAATAGCGAGGTCTGCCCAATCATCATCCGGGTTGCTTAATCCTGCCTGTAAAGCTATGTTCTCTATTGTCTGATTCTGTTTCAGAATATAATCAACTTCAATATTATTATTAAAATTATTATTAGTTATAGAGCTCCTCAACCATTTGGCTGAATTATTAATACTGTCTAACTTTACTGCCATAGTATCCAGTGTATCAACTAAATCCCAAAACTCTACACTATTCAATGCATTAGAATTAAGTATTATAATCTCATTGAGCTGCTGAGATTGATTAATTAATGATTGCAATTGATTAAAAGACGGCTGGTCTGGAACATTCACAGTGCCTGCATAATAGGCATAAATATTATCCGACTGTAAATTAATAAAGTTGTAAAAGTCGCTCAAGTATTGATTTACATCAAATCCTGTAATGCTTTCAAATTGTTCTAATATCGTCTGTATCATATTATAAGTGACTTTTAACAATCAATTCATTACCAAACGTACTCATCAATCCTGTAGCAACCGTCTGAGCCGAATTCTGTATCACACCTGCTCCTAATGCTTTCCCTAAAGAATTACTGGAACTTCGTGATACTGATTCAGCTGGCGATATCGCTGTCATACTAAGAGAATAATTCCATATCATATTTGAAGCCTGGTTCTGTGTGAAGTTTAATGACTTAACCTTCACCAACCAGCTCTCTCCAAAGGTCGGATTATGAAAATATAATTTACGAGGCACGCCATTATCATTATCTACAGAAAGGTCACAGATAGATTGTAATATCTTCATAGACCCATATCCCGTTTTAAACAAGGTACTGAAATTAGCTTGGTTTACCTTAAAATCAATGTCAGTCTTTTTACCCGTATATCCTTTCCCTGAAGTATTAAAACCAAAGGTGCTAAAATTCAGTACATTATTGCCTATTAATAGACGGAAATTCCTCCCAAAACTACCAGAAATTGAAATATCTTTTGGTATAAAGGTATTTGTATTGACCACTGTAATGCCTCCAGAATTCTTCTTAATATTCGTAATTTGTGGTTCAGTCTGGGAAATCTGTGAAGGCATCACAGGGAAAGAAAAGTAATTAATCACCTTCTCTGCATTATTCTTGCTTGTACCAACCAACTCAAATGCCATTATATAAACCTCGAAATCATTAGGATACAAAGAACTCAATCCAGCTCTTCCTATGGCTCCGAGAAGCTGAGTATATTGTGAAAGTGCTATTCCTGTATCTGTCATAATTATTATAATTTTGTATCTTTAATACGAGCCATCCAGCCCTGAAGATATTTACGATTCTTTGAATTTCTTACAGAACATGTAATGTAAAAATTTTGACGTTCAGCAATATATAACTGTAGAAGATTTAACTCGGTATTATTTATTGCTTCTACTGTCTTATCATCAATATTATTAGTTTGTTTAACTCCAAGTATAAACTGCATTAGCCTTGAAGCAGTTCCTGTACCTGAATTAATCGCCTGGTCAAATAAATGTAAGGAAATAAATTCGTCATGAATCTTACTTAGATTGAGCCTGTTATAAAAATTCAACTTGATAAATTCCTTTGCTTTATCCAAATCCATTGATTTCAACTCATCTATATTTATCTCTTCATCAAAATCATTACAATCTACATATTCTACTCTTCTTAGATAAAAGATAGAAATTCCAAACTTAGGTGGAATCAAATCCTCTACTGAATGAGTTCGGTTCCAGTCCTCATGCTTTAAAATAATATCTATACCCTTATTGAATTCTAACATACTCCCCTTTTTAAAACCCTAAATTTACTACAAAATTTTAATTATTTTTAATAAAGTTATCTCTATTAATCAGTATCTGGAACTTCAATGTTAAAAACCGTATTTGTAATGGAATTGGTCAATGACGTCACTTCACTTTCAATAGCAGGTAAAACAGCAGTGGCTGCAGCCTGAGACGCAGTTGCGTCAGCAAAAGGTGAAGGTGGAGGAGCAGCAGTTGAAGTTGTCAGAGTCAGCGCTTCCTGATTTAATTTATTAACCAATAATGTAACAGTATTATATAAAACCTGTGCTTCTTGATATGCCTGTATCGCAATAGCGAATGCTGTAAATGCTTCAACAACTACTGATGGAAGCTTGTCTTTTATTGCCTGAGGTGTCTTATTCCAAACCTTAGCAATATCAAACATTCCCATGTTAGGTGTTATCTTCAATATTTCATTAACTGTCATAATCCCTTTATTTTCGTTGCCACTATACACTGAGATATATCTCCAATAGGTGAACCTGGTGGTAGTCCAGGTGCTATGACTAATCCTTGATTTCCACCTAATAAGATAGTGTCAGCTGTTACGTCTACTACTCCTTCAGTATTGACGACAACATTCCCAGTATTCTGTATATTTACATCACCATCAACTGAAATGTTTACATCACCATTTACATTCAAATTCAGACTGGCACTTTTATTGGAATTTGAAAGGTTTATATTTAAATCTCCACCACCATCATCTCCTATGACATTTATATTTAATTCACCTGTATCTCCGTGCCCAGATATAAGAACCAGTGCATTACCTAAACTTTTAAAGAGCTGAAATTCATTCTCACTTAGTGCTTGTGTCTCATCTCCTTTAGTCAGAACAGCTATGATTATCGGAACGTTCTTAATTAAATAATTTACATAAACCACCGCACTACCTAAAAAATCGCCTGGTTGAGTATTTGAATCTTCATAATTTGAAGTCGGGAAGGTTATATTCTGTAAAGATGTCATGTCTATCTTTATATCATGAAACAACGCACCGTCCTCAGTCATTATCGAAACTGTCTCTTTATTGAAACACTCTTGTACAAAAGCATCCCTATTAAAATTAGAAGGGATGACAATATAAGCTATACCAACAGTGTACAGCGTGTTAGGAACCATCTCTCGTGTTATACCATCTTCAAACATTGTATTTAGGATCAAATTGTAACCTATTCAAAAAGAAATTAAATATATCAGGGTCTACATCGAATACACCCTTGGCAACCAACTTGCTCTTATTCTTCGTAACTCCATTGACTTGATAAGTATCGGTCAGCTGCTGTATAATATAATCCGTATTCACAACATCAAAGTAACTAACTGCCTTAGACACTTCTTGATCTTTATTAGCCGCAGAAGGGAAAGTAGCCGAAGAACCATATACAAATCTTTCAATCATTCCTCTACTAACAGAGAGTGTCGTAATTCGTTCAATTGAACCTGATGAAATACTGAATGACTGACTAACTGCATCAACATAAAATATCTCTTTCGTTCCTTTATGACGAACCCATGTACCTCTCTTTATACGACGGTCACCATTGATAATTATAGAACCATTACGAGTGAACGGCATGTAACTGTTACAATCAATAATATACTTCAAATCCTGTAGAGCAGCCTTACGGAAATAATCAATATTTACATCCTTTTGTGCTTGCGATATTGCTTCATAAGATGTATAAATACAAGTATCTTCTTTCTTCTTATTGCCCCATATCTTCGCATATGCTGGTAAGAATATGACAGGAAAGTTAGGGAGTGCTGAATCTTGACCTGTAAAATTAAATTCTCTCGGTGTGTAACGATACCAAGTGAATATATTACTATCATTAAACTCTAATGAGTCAGTGATTATATCTGATTCCTCGATATCAATAACCAGTGACTGCTGTTGATATTCATCAGTACTCTTACTTGCAGATGACTTCTGTATAGGAGGATTATAACTATAATCAATCGCAACCGTATTATTTTTTAAAAAACTTAATATTGCCGTCTTATTAAATGGTGGCTGACGCACGATTATAGTATATTGGTCTCCGAAAGTATCACCCCAAAACTCAACAAAAGGTTCTTGACATATCTTTTGAAACTCATTATACAAACTTCCATCAGGATTCGCTACACTATTATCATTCAGTCGGCGATTATCTAAGATACTATCAATTGATATTTTGACTATCTGCCATACACCATTCATAGCTTCCTCGCCAACATTATATTGAGTATCATCTTTCAATAACTTATATCGTGTACTAACACGGTCTCCATAAGCATTGAATACATTATTAGGAATAATACCCATGTAACTGCACTGATTTATAATAAACTGAATGTTAAACTTCAATGACCTGTTGACTTTGGCAAATAGTTCTTTATAATTTTGATCATGAAAATTGCGTTTCACTAAATTATCACTATCGGCATCAGTATTGGCATAGAAGAATTGTGTAGAACCTGTTGTAAATAAAAACGGAAAGATGAAATCACCATCATCAGTAAGTAACTTCATAAAGTCTCTTCCCATTATAGAAATAGATACATCATTACTTTCTGGAGAGGTCACTATCTTAGTGCTATCAACCAATGCAATCATGTCATACACTTGATTTGGCAATTGATTAAAGGGAACTTCAAACAGTCTTTCAGTTTTCCCAGAATCATATTCTAATGCAAGCTTCTCAAACTTAATAAATACAAGATCATTAACATTTATTTTATTATGAAAGAAGAAATTGGTACGAACTTTAGAAACTGAATCGTGATGTACACTCGCTTCATAAAGAAGTTGGTCTAAATTCATATTCAATTCATCACCATATATATCTTCTATCGGAGCCATAGAAAGACTGAAACTCCCTCCAGCTTTAGAAGTGCTGGTACTCACTGACTCCACAAAGCTCGTTACATTTATCAATTTATTTAAAGTACGAATCCACATCCACACAGATATGTTAGGATAGAGCTCAGTGACTGTATCATTATTATTAACATTATATTTAGTGGCCGATATATACTTAGGGTCTTGTAATAACTTGACAAGTTGATCATCAAGAAATGTAAGAGTATTGGATTCGTCTACAACAGTGTTTACTAATAATCCAGCCAAATTTGATACATTTGCTCCCGTTTTGGGAATCAAAATTACTGTTCCGGAAACTATTAAGTCAATGAAAGAATCTTGTGAATTTATATCTAAAAATCCTAAATTCAAATAATCTTCAGTCGCAGAAATTAACAAACTATTATTCTTTTTATCAGTTAGTGTATAATTCTCTATAATTCGCTGATAATTAATTTTACCCGTGCCACCGTCATAACTCAGGAATGAATATAAGTCAGGTTGCGTGCTTGTAGATAAAAATGGATTATTCGCCACAGGAGCACCATTGAAATCAATAACACACCCATTCCAAATAAATGTAGGGTCTTTTATCAATTCAACTATACTTGTAATTGATGAGTCTGTCTTATATTTTATGTAAGGAACTGGCATTTAATTAAAATGTAATTTTAAATGGTTTTTTAGGATCAAATAGTTTTTTAGAATTTAATGCGTTTACTTTTTTTTGGTCAGGTACTACGATTGTAAGATATGTACTGGGGTCAGTAACATCATATGCCTTCTTGCTACCTGCTATAATACGAAGATACTCCTTCATCTCCATCTGATTCTGTATTGCCTTAACCTGATTCTCTTCTGTCTTCTCGTAAGTGCCTTCTGCTGTATTAAAATGCTGGTCAAGTTTCGTTACAATACTATCAATGATCCCAGGTGTAGACCAAGCATCTGACATTTGTGCATTTAATCTCTTATATTTCGATGTACCCTTACCAACTGCTGCTTCTCCTAAGAAATCAACTCCTCCTTCAGCACCAGACAATATAGAGATAAATTTATCTGGAGAAGATTTAGCTATTCTTTCAGATAAATCCAATTCTTTACCACCAAAAAATACTTGGCTAATCATATCAGAATAACGATCACCTCCACCAGCTATACCTTTCATTGTCTTCAACATATCTGGAAGGTACTGTTGATTCGCAGGAGAGAAGGGATCCTCCATTATCTTACGATACTGGAATAGACTTTGTCCTGGCATCATTGAACTTAATACACCAAACTGTAGAGCTTGTACCTGACTATTCCCTGACTGATGTAGACCTGAATATAATCCTTGAACTGCCTGACCCAATACTACAGGATTTGATATACCTACAGAATCCTTGATTGCCTTAATCATATGTGTATTAACACCCTGATTGACGTGTGTTGTTTCCTCAAGCTGCTTCTGACTCAGATTTATCATTATCTGCATATATTCAGAAAGCTGACTCCTATCATTACCCATACCACTGCCAGATTGCAATCTTCCTGCCACAGCAGCTGCCGATACACCACTACCTCTTAATAACTTAGTCATTTCAAGTGCCTGACCTTGATCAATTCCACCACCATGTATCAATTCGGCTGTCTTTAAAGCTCCTCTCATAATAGGATCATCATGACCTGCTGCCTTTGAATATTCTTTTGCTAACTGATATGATTCTGTATAAGTCATTCCCATTCCGCCCATAGTATTAAGATTATCCTGTCTCGCACCTTCAGCATTAATCGGACTAAGATCAAGAGATCTTCTTCTACCTGGAACTTTTTTCCCTTTTTTATTCAAATATGAATAACCTATATCTTCAACAGGTGTCATACCTGTATTCCTCATCCCTCCAGTAACACCATAATATTCAGCCTGTGCTTGTTGTAGTTCGCTCGAATTCTTAAATACTTGCTCAGCAGAACCTGATATTAAGGCAGCAGCAACATTAATAAGTGGATTTCCTGTAAACATAGAAGTCATCGTTGGAATAGCAGAAGCAGCACCTGAATATATATTTGGAGCTCTCATTACAGTCAAGGTAGTATTTTGCAAATCACCTATCGTCCTGAGAAAACGATCATTATACTGTTTATCCTTTTCTTTTTGTTGACGATCCTTTTCATTTTCTGATTTATCTTCTTGACGATCTATGCGTTGCTTTGCACGCTCATCATTCTTTTCAAGTCTCTCCTGATATATCTTTTCTTTATTATTTGTTTTATCCCTTTCAAAAAATTCACGCAGAATATTAGCTTCCATACCAGATGCAGCAAATTCACCTTGAATACCTGCGACGTTTTTCTTATACTGTTGAGGGGTCTGTTGACCTGATTGAAGTAAGTTCTTCTCAATCATTAGAGATGCTTTCAGGTCTTGAGTCAATTTACGTTGATGAGAAATAACTTGCTCCTCAACTATCTTCATCATATCTTTAGATGATGTCCCGTATTGTTTTGCAAACTGAACGAAATCCGCATACATCTTACCAACCTGCTTGGATACTTTATCTGCACCTTGAGCAAAATTAGCATCATCTACACTGAACTTTATTTTGAACTCTCTATCTGCCATTAGAATTTGAAATTATCAAGTTTTAATTTTTCAAACTGCTCAGTAGCTTGCTTATTACTAATAACAGTTCTATTTAACCAATTTCCTTTACCAGCCTTATAAGAGGTGTTTTTGATTGAAAAATCCTCACCAGCTTCTTTCTTCGCAGACAGAAGCTTTAATTCCTCTTCACGCATTTCAAAGTACATATAATCTTCCTCGAACTCTACACACTGGTCTATAAAGCAAGATTCCCTATGAATCATGGAATTGAAAGCCACCTTGTGCTTATCTCGCCACCATCTATCCATAGGGAATCTTATATTCCAATCAACGACATATCTCTTTATGTCATCAGCTTCGATGCTTTTAAGCATAGCACTATATGTTTACTTGGTCGGCTCATCAGTTTTCTTTCCTACATTCTGAAGTGCTTGATACCAAGCCGTCATCCAGGGCATAAACTTTTCCCGATACTCGGTGCGGATTTCAGCAAAATCCAAAGCATCAATATCCTCAAATGATACCTTGTTCAAATCTTTTTGAACCTGAGGAATGAGCACTGTCAAGTTAGCAACGATATCAACAAACTCCAAGGCATCGTACTGTGCTACTAAATTAGATGAAGCCATAGTACCATACTGACCACCAGTGAGCTGTTGCTTCAATGCTTCAAGACGCATAAACTGTCCAACAGTTGGATAACTTACAACGTATTCGTTTCCCTTAACTTTTAAAGTGATTGTTCTCTGTAATTCCATAACATTCTTTATTTTTACGACGATAATACTTACAATTTTTAGAACAGTATCGGGTCGAGATATGTACCTGACATATCACTTCCACTGATTTGTCCTTCTGTTATATCAAATGACTGACTATCCATAAATGCATTATAGATGACACCTATTTTTTCCTTACCTACCTGAGTGACAACTCCGGTCGTCTGGTCTTGTTCCTCAATTATCTTACGATAAAGATGAATATTGACACCGCTCTCAGTCAGCAGTAAAGTATTCTGAAAATCCTCCACGCTGTTATTTACTGTACGATTTATAAAGGGATTAGGAATTGTACCTAACTTAGTAAAGTCAATAAAATAACTTGAAGCTGTGAACGAGCAATTAATATTCAGAGGAGGTTTCTCACTCGCTATTAAGGTGCCGATACCACGTACATCACCACGACCTATATTCTCAGTTGCCCTGAAGGTCTTCATTTTGCCTATTGCTTGACCACCAATCTCAATTATTGCGAGGGGTGCCGTTAATGTCTTTGTTGCCATTTCTTTATTTTTAATACTTTACCAATTTTTATGATAACATAAATCCTGTCATGAAAATTTGATCGACTTCTTCATTAGGATAGAATCCGTACTGAACGAAATATGCAGTTCCAACAACCGTGACAACAGGCTGAGTAAATGATAATATCAGGTTATCAACCAACGGATTTGCAGTTACTGATTTCAACTTACCTATTGTCCAATCACGAATATAAGCAGTAGAAAGGGTGTTTCGATTAGTACCACTGGGGTTACTAAATAATTCCTTCTTTCCATCGACAATAAATCCATTGTTCAATGCAGCAGAGATACGGGTGAGCTGTACTATATATGATGTTCCATCGGGATTTATATCATTCTGACTCAACTGTAATGAATTCACGTCATCAAGAATGATAAACTTCTGAAAGTCATCGTCATAATAGGTTGCAAAGATACCGATTTCAACAGACTGCTCCATCTCTTTTGGTAAAAGTAAATGAACCTCACCATCAATTGCAATAGTTTTGAAAGTTGAAGGAACTTGAGGTGCGAGTCCACAAGTACGTCCCAAGCATATCGCTGTCTTATATAACTGATCCCACACTCGATATCCTACTCCTGTAAGATTTGAATTCTTTTGTACCCCACCATGAACGACCACTACACGTTCCGAGTTCAATTTATAAACTGAATCTGCTGAACTGTAAGTCACTAATTGTCCGAGAGAATTGAGATTAAAGTGAGCACTGTCAAATCCTCCACCGACCCAAAGGAATTTCATGAATTTTGCCTGGTTCAATATATGACTGAGATACATGAAATTGGTCACACCAGCAGCATTATTTCCGTACTGATCAGACAAGATGAAGTTATATCCAAGGTTCGTGACGGCATCGAGAACAGCATTTATACCAGCAGTGTTGAAAGTTTCAGTACCACCAACCGCTAATGTATTTCCGGAGTATAATACTAAGTCAGTTGATGCAAGTAACCCAGTTCCAGTGATTGAACTTGATTGAACGATGAAATACGTATTGAAATTCGGGTCAGTCTGCATCCAAGCCAGCAAGTCAGTGATACCACTAAATTCTATTGATTTAGCAACCAATAAAGGATTAGTCATATTTGCAGCTATACCATCATAAGGTAAACCATCACTGTTAATTGAAGCAGGTGGAATACCTTTAAAGGTCCCCTGCCAGAACGACAATATATATTTACTTGTATTGACAACTCCTGGAGACAAGGTGAACGCATATCCTTTTGAAAGGACTTCATTTGTACCATTCAATACCTGTGCACCATTTGCTATCAATCCTTCATCAAATGTATTAATTACAATCGTTCCACCTGCATACCCTCCACCCTTCGGTGAAAAGGTTAATGTCGCAGGAGTGGTCGTTGCAGCACGAGTATAAAATATTGTCGCTACTCCATCAACACCCAAATCCGGATTAAATAATGGATCAGCGAGCAACCACCAGTATCCACCCTTTACAAAAGAACGGAAGTCAGTGATATTATCAAATTTATAAACTGATTTTTTACCTTGAGTCCTGGTGCCAAGGATACCAGCTCCTCCACCATATGAATCACCACCAGCTCCAGGTTCCAATCCTGTATCAATTATCAATACATTACCTGTCGCACTTACTAATGGTGTGCTCTGATTGCCACCAGATATATCTGAATAAACTCCTGGAAGAACTACTTTCTGACCATTAAATACAAATGTTTGTGCCATTATGATAGATTATTCATAGCACCGATATCAATTTTTACGATTTTTCAAGGTTTAAATATACTAACTTTTCGCATTAAAAAAAAATTTAGATATCTTTTATTTCTAAATTCTGTTCTTTAGCGATTTTCAACCATTCTTCGACTGTCCGTTTCTTATCTGATAACATTCTATTAATATAGAATTCGACCCGTGGATTCGCTACATAAAGTCTACAAAACTCACGAGAGCCCAATCTAACTCTACCGTCGTCTTCAAAATTTCCACCGCCTATTGATGTCTCTTGCTTTTTCATAATAATTCCGTTATATATTATTAAATCCTAAGTCACAATCACCATATCCATATGAATATATAGCTCCATAGTGAATTCCGCTGTAAAATACTATCTCATTATAGAATGCAGTCCATACAAGATCAGGAACTGTCACCTCATTAATCATGTCAAAACTCAATGTGCGAGCAAACAAGTTAGGTATATTATCATCCTTAAGCATTAAATCCTGTGCACCGAACTTAGGATTTCTCAGTCCATTAAGTTCTAATGTAGGATGATTAGCAATCATAACACACTGTAAAGCATAAAATATAATTAATACTTCAAATTGATTATCTGACGTTATTATGATATTATACTTACTTCCAAATGTACGTGTACTGGTTTGTTCAAATTGTTCATTCTCATCATCCCATATAACACCACTATCATAATTAGGGTCAAATCCTATACCATCTCCGATTGGAGATTGGGCTGGAAGATTAATATGAATAGTCGGTATGCCGGCTCTCGTACGGTCAAAGAACGTACGTACCATAAGCATTCTTGGATCATCAGGATTCCTCAGAAGTATCTTCTGTGCTTGATGATAGAAATCATATCCATCTACAACGTTCCCATTAAATAACTGATAAATGAAAGTTTTTGTAGGGTCTGTTTCTGTATTGAAGTTGGCTTGAATTAATCCTAAAAATCCATCCAAAAGTTTCTTGAGCTTTATCTCTGGTAAAATCAGCATTTATTGTCCTCCTATGAATTCATCTGCAATTCCCCAAACAAACCTTTCAAGATCGGTTTCTAATTTCCCAGCTGCCGTATCTGCGAGGTGTCTGGCCTCTATACCTGTATTAATCCAACTATTCGGGTCACTCAGGTCACTAACTCGACGGAACGTTGTATATGATGAATGTGATGTCATATCACTTTTCACCATGCCTTCATACTTGGTGCTCTTACTGGTGTAAGTTTCTCGGAAATCACCCTTATAATCAGTTACTGCCTGACGAACAGTTGGAATCTGATACTGCTTAGGAATTCCAGACTTCACTAACTGAAACTCAGGATTTTCATTTATCCCCTGTCTCATGACATTATGAATAGCTGTAGGCATCACTTCCATAAAAGCAGATGATTCTCCTAATGCGGCAGGATTAGCATATCTGAAAGGGATAGTTAAATACCATCCTTCGCCAGACTTCTTCATGTGCTTCTTAGATGATTTACTGAACCCATCCTTCATATCAAATGGGTCAGAGCCTAACTCTATCATATTAGGAAGTTGACCAACTAATCCAACCTCAGACTCCTTGAGAGAATTCTTCTTTTTATAAATACCTTCAATATATATGTTCCTCGTTGAATGTAATTCTATCTTAGCTTCCTCAATTAGCAATCTTTCAAATTCATTAGTGATACCATCCAATACCTCTCCTATCAACTGGCTTGACTCTTGCTGACTCAATCCCAATTCCTTTGACATCACTGTAACATCTATATTGAAAGGTTCCATCTATGTATTCAATATTAAGTTATTTCCGACAAAGTTCAAAGCATCCAGTACATAGTGACTGCGTCTCGCTACTGCATTGACAGGGAATAATTCAGTCACCTTAACACCACTTTCCTGTGTTATTGGACTATTCCTTACATCATGAACGACGTCTATAATGTGATACTGGAGATTATGTTTGTAACGTATTGAAATTGTAATGTCATTAGGATACAAGGAAGTAAACAAAATTTTATTCCCAATAATTGTATAATCCGTATTAAGTAAAAGTCTCTTTAGGGCTGTATTCTCATTTATGAAGATGAACATATCTATTATGTTAATGATAGGATATATCGTGTAACAGTACGACTGTCCATTGTAATTCTTCATAAATACAGTCTCACTTTGAGTTGCCAAGCTATCAAGGACTGTAATCCTGTCCATGAAACAAAGATAATCACGTACCAATGCTGTAACAGAAACAGTTCCTATATTTTCTTTAGACCATTCACGATACTTTGTATTTGCATTAAGGGACATGAGCAACATCTTAGTTTGATAGGCTCCCAAAAATACGAACCCTGTACCCAAACAGTTCTGACACGTTGCAAGCTGTGGTGACGAAATTCCTCTACAGGGACAGAGCACATTACTTTCAATAGTTACATTATATCCCTTTTCCCAGACCGCAGAACCAAAACCATGTCTATCAAATTCAACACGTGGTTGAAATACATTACTAATAGAAGCTTCTTGTGTAATTACTTTGCTCATTGATTATAATGATAGCATTGTTATTCCTTTATACTTACTCCTCAGAATTTTGGTTTGTTCATCAATATCCTTTTGGTACTGTTTAATCCTATTTTGAAATGCTGACCCTGATGAAATCGAAGCTGACTGGCTAAGTCCGTCAATACCCAATGACTGAGATGAGATTCCAGGATTAAGTATCAAATCACCAGCTATGGCAAATACATCCACTGCAGCCATTTTACCGATAAGGTCAAGAAGGTCATACGGAAGTTTACTGTATCCTGTACAGTAAGTGAACTGCCAATAATTAGGAAGAATCGAGTATCCCAGGATTCCAAGATATGGAACTATACCATTATAGACCAGCGAACCTGATTGAGCAGCACCCTGATTTGGAACCAAGTACAATTGACGATAGAATGTTTCTCCGTCACCACTTGCCCTTATACTCAACCATTCCACCGGATAATCAATTTGCTTTATCGTGCCTACATACCCATCCAGCTTAAAACATTGTACTATTGGATATGATGACCGCACATAACCGAAAGCCTCAAA